ACATCTCAAGCAAGGGGTGATGTTGCCGCCGACGTTGTAACTCAAGCAGTTGGACGAACTCAGTAAATATATGTTTTTTTAAGTTTTTTATTTTTTTTAAATTTATTTTTCATATTTTATTTTATATATTATTATTATAAAATGAGTTCTTATTGGCGTAATGATGAGAAAATTAAAGTTTCACAGACCCAAGTATCAATTCCTTCAACAAATGGAAGATCATACACGGGGACTGCTGGTCAGTCGGGACGTAGGGTAGATTTTGAAGTTCCTCCAACTGTTAAGTTTATGGATGGTAAAAATTCTTACCTTCAGTTTGATGTTAAAGTTGCTCTACCTTCGGGCAGTGATCCGACACGTCTCCATTTGGATCCATTCATTGGAGGTCAATCGGTAGTCAAGAATTTAAGAATTTATTCGGGTAATAGAGCTGTTCTCCTTGAAGAAATTACTGAATACAACTCTAAGGTTCAAATTCAGTATTCTTATGATTCTGATGATAGTATGAGAAAGATGAGAGCATTAAAAGAAGGTTGTTTAGTTGATAACGTTGAAAATCGTGGTACCCTTGGGACTTCGGTTTCTAACAATATTGATACAAGGTCTAACCCATACTACAAACTGGTTGGGACTGTTCCCGCTGGTCGTGATTGGGGGACAGCAGATGATTTCCTTACTGCTAAATTATCTCTACCAATTCACTCCGGTCTTTTTGCTGATGGTGGAGACAAGATTTTCCCAGTTATGCTAACTAATGGTTTATTTATTGAAGTTGATCTTGAAGATCCGGCACGATTTTTGAAGCAGTTGGATAGTGTAAATCGTCATCGTAGGATGAAACAAAATCCAGTATTTCATGGTATTAATGCGGGTGGTGGTGCTCTAACTATCGCTAATGGTACTGACCGAACTGAAATCTTCCTCGCTAAATCTAATAATATGATTAGTGTAGAGAATTGTCCTTTTGTAAAAGGTGAAAAAGTTGGTATTTGTTCGGCAACTAATCCCGATAGTGAATGTGCCCTAACTGTTGCCGCCGCTCAAGATTACCCAACTATTACTGATATTACCCTTGATGGTGGTTATGTAAAACTTACATTTGATGCTTTCCAAAATAGTGATACCGGTGATGGCGTAGAAGCAACTTCAAATAACTTCATTCTTTTCTCTGCTGCTATTGATAAATTTAGGACACAGAATGATGATAATACAACAGTATTAATTGCGAAACAAACATCTTATGCTGCTACAGTTGAATTCTCTAATATGGAACTTGTTGTTCAGCAAGTTGGTGTGGATCAGCGATATGAAGCCGGTATGATGAAAAAGATGAGGGATGGTGGATCAATTGAGATTGATATTCCAAGTGTTACTAACTACAAGCACTCTCTCTTATCTAGCAACCGAAACGCCACAGTCAATCTACAAGTATCGAATACAAGAGCGAAGTCTATGATTGTTATGCCGAGCGACGCAAAGGTCCTAGACAGTGCTGATTTAATTGGTGGTCTCTCTGCGTGTTATGCTGAAGAAGTAACTACTATGGATGGTCGCCTCCATAGTATTCGTAGCGGTCAAGTTGGTATTATTGATCGTCTTACTCAGTATCAAATGTTAGTAGATGATAAATTAGTCCCATCCCGACCCATAGTTGTTTCTAAGATTAATCGTGGTGTTTCCATAGCAGCACAACCTCTAATTGAATTAGAAAAAGCACTAACCCAAGCGGGTATAGTCCCCCGCTCCTTCGTAGATTACAATAGAAATTTCTTGATTGGACGAGCATACGCTCTTAATGATGGAGTAGCAAATCTCAATAACAAAACAAATCAGTTACAGTTATTGTTTAATGAAAAAGATGTTGCTGGTATTGATCTCCCGCCAACTCACAACAAACTTCTCTACTGCTTTATGTTCCACCTTCGTCGCATATCAATCAAAGGGGACAGCGTTATGGTTACTCTCTAAAGGTCAAAAATTGACCCATATATTAAAATAGACCCATAATTGACCCATTTATAAATATTTACCATTTTGACTCTTGGGTCAATAATTGACCCATTATATTTTCTATGAAACTTTTTTTATTTTTTATTTTGAATTTATTTTATGTATTGTAATATATAAAATGAGTGTTGCTAAAAAGTATCTTTCCATTCAACCGAGTAATGTTCCATCTACGGGTAAAGTATCCTTTGCTCGTGGTAATCCTATCCTTACAATAACCCTTGGTCGTCAAGATGCTGTTCTTGATTTATCGTCTCTTCGTCTAAGTGGTGATCTAAATATTTGGCGTGATGCTGCTGGAACCCTTCACCCGACGGATGCCGCTGCTGTTGAATTACGTGGTTCTCACAAACTTGGAATTTATTCAGTTATTGATCAGTTAGTTTTCCGTCACGCTGAAACTAAACAAGTCATAGAACATATTAGACATTATGGTCGTTTTATGGCTTCATATATGCCGGTCATGGCGGGTATGCAAGATGTAGCGGGTCATCTTTCTGAAACTGCTCTTATCTACCCCAATTATCAAGCATATCGTGATAGTGTTATTCGTAACACTCGTGAATCACCATTTTGTATTCCACTCCCTTCGGGTTTAACTCTTGGTGCCGATAAACTTCCATTATCAAAGGTTCCTCTAGAGATTGAAATTCATTTAGCACCGGATAGTCAAGTATTTTATTCTAGTGATGCTACTACTGCTAATGTTGCTAATGCTTTCTATGAATTAAGTAACCTTGAGGTTGCTTGTGAAGTTGAATATGGAGTATCAACTCCCGATACTGGTGTTTTATCTTTCAACTCTATTACATCGTATTTCTCTACTTTAGAAAGTACTAACTCTATTGTAAATTTCAATCTTGGATTAAGTAAGGTTCTTGGATCATTTGTAAATTTCGTTCCTTCTAGTTTCGTAAATAATTTAAGTCAAGATGGTTTCCTCACTTATATGCCTACTAAGGGTGATGGAGCAGTCGCCAATCTTGAAACAATTTCCTTCCTCCGTAATGGTGAAAGATTTCCCTCGGCATTTGAGGTTAAATCGGTTCGTAGTGATTCTAATGATACACCGGTTGTTGATCCTCAAGTTATTAAGGGATTTTTATCGTCTATTATTCCGGAAAGTATGCATACTCGTACAACTGTTTCTCCTCTCAATTCTAATCGTTCTTTCACGGGTAATCAAAATGCTACAACCGGTTATCGTTTCATTCCCGATACCGGTGCTGCTTATGGTGTTGGTGTTCTCTATGATATGTTAGATAGTGAAGGTGTTGATTTCTCTAATGCCCAGTTTTCTATTCAAATGACGAATGGTCTTGATGATGGTAATCCAGTATCCGCTTATCTATTTATTAAGAGTAAGGTTGTTGTAGCGTGGTCGGCAACACAAGGAATTCAAGTAATTATGTAAGTATTGACTATGACAATGTCAATCAACCCTTAGGGTAAGTAAATATTTTCTATCTATTAATTTTTTTAATAAATTTTTTTTTAGTTTTTTTATATATTTATAAATATAAAAATGACTGATATGGCTACAAAAGGTGATGTATCTGCTGACCGAATTCCGAATCTTATTAAGGTGGGAGCAATCCCGTCCTCTTACGGACAGATGTTACATACGGATGTTATTGATCCGGTAACATTCTCTCAAAATCGTGTGAGATTTACTCTTCAACGAGTTGCTGGATTCCTTCATTCAAATTCTAAGATTACTCTTGCTGTAACTCCTCTCACAACCACTACTGCTTTCTATCCTCTCAATATTGGTGTTTCTAACTTAGTTAAATCTGCTGCTCTTCGTATTGGTAGTCAAACTGTATGTGAAATTGATGACTACGACCAGTTCCACGCCTATCAGTCTATGTTTATCTCAAATGAAGACAATAAGGAGAGAGAGCAGTTTTTATCGCAGAGGTGTATCTCCCACAAACCGGTTTATGATGACCGCACGGCAAACACCACCGATAAACCACCGAATTCGGCAAAGAAAGTTGGTTTAGATGTTGGTCGTAATCCGGTTGTTCCAGCAGCGGGTGGAGTCGGAACATTCCAGCTATTACCCTTTATGCTACATTCGGGAGCATCGGCACAGACTATTTCTGATGCCCCAGTATATTCAGTATATTTAAGCGATCTTTTCCCATTCCTTAAATTTAACCAACTTCCTTTATTTATGATAGATCAAGAGGTTCATATTGATATTGAATTCCAACCTACAACCTCTTCTCTTTCTGCTGCTGGTCTGTCTCGTCGTATGTGTGTAGCAAATAGTGATGCTGCTTCCAATCAAGTAGAGTACCAAGTTAATCAAGATGAAGTAAAACTTATTTATGATTCCATCACATTTGATGGTGAAATTATGGAGAAGTATAGGCAGCAGAATCAGTCTCTAGTTTTCCAGTATGTTGATTACCGACTTGCTAAGAGAACCGGAAACCAAGCAGCATTTGCTGATTTAACCTTCCAACTCGGTGGAAATGGTCGTCTTGTTTCTAAGGTTATTATGGGTCTTCAGAGAAATGAAAATTTTACACCGGTTTCTCTCCTTAATGGTGTTACTGCGAAAGATGTTCCCGCCGCTCAGTCTCTTTCACTCAATCTATTATACAACGACCTTTATGAATTTAATACTGATCGTAAAAATTCGGCACTACTTTTCCACACTACTCAGCACGCTGAGGGGAAAGTTCCTATGGTCACACGTGACGAATATCAAACAAGTGGTGTATCGGCAATAACTACTGAAACTTTTGAAGGTCACGCTCAGAATAGTGGGGCATCCGGTATCGGTGGTCTTTTCCGCTGGACGGCAATTCGCCCGAATAAGGGACAACGTGTAAATAACAAGGGTATGGATCTTACGTATAAGGCAACTGGATTACCCGCTGATACTTACACTCTACGTGTCTATTTAGAAATGATGAAGGTTGCTAAGATTGAGAATGGTCAGTTTTCTTGTTATTTTGCTTAATTAAATTTTTTTATTTGTTAAGATATAGATGTTATATTATTTAGCAGTGATTAGGGAATATTGTGAGTGTAGTAAATATAAGCAGTTGTATGAGGAAGAAAAACAAAAATATGAAGATTTAAAAAAGTGGGCAGAAAATTTAATATCTTCAAACAAAGAGTTAATGGAAAAAATACAATAATCTAACTTTTTCTCGTTTTTTTTAATTTAAAAATAATCTATTTTTATAGTATAAATATGAAAATAGATTCTAACAATATTGGTGAAGAAATTCAAAAATCCCGTCCTAACATTAAGGAAAACACAGTCAAACAATATGAAGTCAATTTAAAGAAACTTCAAAAAATTTATGATACAAATAATTATGATTTTTTAGAGGATCCCGATGATGTGATGGATAAAATTAAAGATCTTCATTATTTATCACAACGTAACATATTAAACTCGATTGTTGTATTATTAATGGCACTCAATCATGATGAGAAGTATGATAAATTATTAACTACATATGGTGAGTTGAGAGATGAATTAAATGATAAGTATAGTGATGAGCAAAAGAGTGGAGTTATTAGCGATAAACAAAGTAAGAATTTCACAACAACTGAAGAAATTTTTAAGATGATAAATCAAATGGCGGAAGATTTAAAACCTTTAAAAAAGAAATCTAAAGACCAATTAACTAAAAAAGAAATGCAGTTATTACAAGCATATACTTTATTTAATATTTATTCAAGAATGCCGATGAGGAATGATGTTGCGGGTATGTCTGCTATCAATCAATCAGCATATAAGAAATTAAGTGATGATGAAAAAAAAGAAAATAATTATTTAGTTGTACCATCAAAGGGTCAAATTTATTTTGTATTAAATCAATATAAAACAAGTAAGAAATACAAAGAGTTGGATTTACCCATTGAAGATGATGATCTAAGAAAGATATTAAGGTATTATCTTAAGATGAATGGCACCGGAGTTTTATTCAAAACTTCAACGGGAAAACCATTAACTAGAACCGAATTGAGTAAGGTTCTACTTAAATATTCAAAAAAGTATATGGATAAGTCAATTTCTACAACTCTATTAAGAAAAATTTATTTGTCTTCAAAATATGGTAACATGAAGGAGGAGTTGGAGAAAGAC